GAACCGCAGTCTGGATCAACTGATGATAATAACATTATGCGAATGTCTGGAAGATCTGCCTACGAGAATGTTACGTTTGGCGATCAGATCGATCCGTATTTGTATGATGTGGATGGTACGATGGATCCTACTCGTTCTTTGCAAGATTCTGATGATGCGAGATTGGAAAATTTCTTTTCTCGACCCATTAAGATCGCAGAGGAGGAGTGGGCTACGTCCACCACCCTTGGCTTCGATATTGACCCGTGGTCCCTTTATTGGGAGAACCCACGTGTTGCTAATCGTATTGCCAATTTTCATCTGTTGAAGTGTAACTTGAAGATCAAAGTTGTTATTAATGGCAATGGTTTTCAGTATGGACGCGCACTTGTATCCTATTTGCCGTTTGATGTGTACGACACATTGACGACTAATGCGTCCTTGATTCGGGAAGACTTGGTGCAGGCCAGTCAGCAACCCCGTATCTTTTTGGATCCTACTACCTCGCAGGGTGGTGAGATGAAACTTCCCATGTTTAACTACTACAACTATTTGTCAATTCCTAACGATCAGTGGGATGAAATGGGTAGATTGTATTTCCGTAGTTTGAACGAGCTCAAGCATGCTAATGGAGCCACTGATGTGGTTACTGTGTCTGTATTTGCCTGGGCTGAGGATGTTGATATGAGTGTGCTCACTTCTCGTGAGAGTACTACTCTTTCGCCTCAATCAGGATTCGAACCCCAATCTGGAAGTGAAGTTGATGAAGTCAACACGAAAGGGGTAATTTCAGGCCCAGCTACTGCGATAGCTAAGGCCGCATCTGCCATGACCAGCATTCCGTATATCGCGCCGTTTGCTTCAGCAACTAACATTGCTGCTACTGCGACTGCGCAAATTGCGAAAATGTTTGGTTATTGTCGTCCCATTGTGACCAAGAATCCAGAACCTTATAAGCCACACGTTGCATCGGCTCTTGCCGTTACAAATGTTGGTGATGGTCCAACTAAGATGACAGTAGATGACAAACAAGAACTCTCTATTGACCCGCGTATTGCTGGTCTTGGAGGAGTGGATCCGTTGAATATCAAAGAGATCGCGAAGAGAGAATCCTATTTGACCACGTTTTCGTGGAATATTGGGACTGCTCCCGAGACATTGTTGTGGAATGCAAGAATCTCCCCAGTAACATGGGCGGAGAATGCAGGACCACCAACGTCGTTTCACTTTCCAGCTTGTGCTATGGCTGCTTTGCCATTTAAGTACTGGACTGGATCAATGAAATTTCGCTTTCAAATTGTTTGCTCGGCATTTCATAAAGGTCGTTTGAAGATTGTTTACGATCCGAACTTTTTGGCCTCTAATGAATATAATACAAATTACGTTAAGATTGTTGATATTGCTGATGAAACGGATTTTACAGTGGAGATTGCCAATGGACAAGATACGTCCTTGCTAATTCACCATTTGCCTGGTCTTGAAAGTGTGACGCAGTTGTATTCTACGACTGCTTACGCTGCCAAGGAACAGGGCAATGGTGTTGTCGGG